GAAGTATCTGATGAAGAAGGCACGACTTATACTGATACAACGATGTGTATTCCTGTTTGGTTGTGCCCTTGGTTGCAGGGATTCTTTGGTGAAGTTCCTGAAGAGATTTACATTAAGGTTCGACCAATTAACAGAGGTCTTGAGGCATTTGCGAAAGCAACTGGGATGAGGCAGTTCCTGAACTGGCACAGCACCTTGCCGACCCACCCCTGACCGTGCTATGATTACGGAGTAATCGAAAGGGATTCAATGGAAGTTCTTGAAATCACGAATTCTTCTGCTATCGCAAAGATTTCGTTTGATTATGATGAAAAGCAAGTAGGTATTGCTTATACTTACAAACCAGAACAAGTCTATCTGTTTAAGTGTGATGACTTGACTTATGTGAAGGAACAAGTTAATGTTGCTGAGAGTGTTGGCAAACTTGTTTCTCAACTTCGCAAAGATGGAACTCTAGTTTCCATCTGATTTCACTGCCATTTGTTATTCGCAAATGGCAAATGCTCGATTAGCTATCTGGTGAAAGCACCCGACTCATAATCGGTTTCAGGAGAGTTCGATCCTCTCATCGAGCATTTGACAGTCTGAGGTTGATGCCTTATGATTGTCATATAAGGGACTGTTGCTTATTGGTTAAAGCCCACTGCTTATAACGGTGTGAACAGAGTTCAATTCTCTGCAGTCCTACCAAGGGAGTATGGTGGAATCGGTAGACACACCAGACTTAAAATCTGTTGGGCATTGCCCGTGGGAGTTCAAGTCTCCCTACTCCTATTGTCCGCAAGGGCAAATCGTACAATACTTATGATTACGACTGAACAATTTAAGCAAATCTGCGAAACTGAATTTGATTGGAATATGATCTTTGGTGCAGTCAAAGATGCATATTCAGATAAAGGATTTAAGAGCAATTCTGATAACTTTTTGCGAGCAAAGGTATTTGAACTTGCTATTGCTTGTTACTCTCAAGTTGAATATGTTGACGAAGACGGAGTTGATTTTCTCCTAAAAGTTCTTGGTGAATGTGTTCGCATTGAAGCAAAGTTCCTCAAGGGATTCTTCAAAAAAGATGGAACTTGCAAAGAAGTAAAGATGAAAAATTATCGAGGAGATGTGACCGAAGTTGCGTTTAACCGATATAAAACTGAAGACAAGTTTGATTATGTAATGATCATTGACCGTGATTCATATAAGGTTGCGATTGCTTCTCGTGAAACAGCACAAAAGTATTACGTAAGCAAGGGTGATGGAGTAATGGTTCAATTCCCAATCAATGAACTTTCAGTTCTTGATCTGGATATTGCAAACTTTACTTTCCCAGCATCCCCTGATAGACTGTCTGATCTCCTTCGGGAAACAATGATTAACTGGATTAAAAATCGATGAATCAATTTCCATTAAAGACTTGCTTGCGTTACCCTGGGGGCAAGAGTAAAGCACTCAAAACTCTTGCTCCCTGGTTTCCTACTGACTTCAAAGAATTCAGAGAACCATTTTTAGGTGGTGGCAGCATTTCTTTAATGGTATCCCAAAATTACCCAAAGATACCGATTTGGGTGAATGACAAGTATTATTACTTGTACAACTTCTGGGTTCAATTAAGAGATAATGGTCAAAAGTTATCAGAAGCACTCAGGGACATTAAATTAGGTGTAGATGGTGATGATGAGGGGCATAGGCATCTTTTTGATTTCTATGCTTCTCACATTCAAGAACTGATTCCATTTGAGCAAGCAATTGCTTTCTTCATTCTGAACAAATGTTCTTATTCAGGATTGACTGAGAATTCAACTTTCTCAGTTCAGGCATCGAGATCTAACTTTTCTCTTGTTGGTATTGACAAACTTCCACTTTATTCAAACATCATTAAGAACTGGAAAATCACGAACATTGATTATTCTGAAGTAATGAATGCAGAAGGTGATGACGTATTTGTATTTCTTGATCCTCCTTATGATATTAAGGATTTCTTGTATGGAACAAACAGAAAACTACACTCATCGTTCTCTCACTACAGATTTGCAGATGATGTTGATAAATGTCCACATCGGTTTATGATTACATATAACGTCAATGATTGGATCAAAGAACGTTATAAGGACTATACATTAACCGAATGGAAACTTAGATATTCAATGGTTCATCGTGGCAGAAAAGGTACAGACGACAACGTAAAGACTGAGTTATTGATTACAAACTATCAAAATACACAAATTGTATAAATATTTGTATAAGTTTCTAGACTACAAATGAACTCAGCACAATACTTACGTGAGATGTATGCATCTGTTTATAATGAGTCTCTTCAAGAAGATAGAGATGGTTATGGAGATGACTCCAAGTTTAAGCAAGATACTGATGCCAAAAAGTTCAGACCTGGAAAAGATGTACCTAAGGTAAAGAAATACGGTAGAATCTCCAGAGCAATGCCTGCAAGCATCAGTGGTCACGCAACTAGAACCATTTCTGCAAACACAAGAGCAGCAGGTGGGGATGCTGGAGCACCAAGATCCCAAAAGATTGCACAAACTAAAAAAATGGTTAAGAAGGATGGTAAGTGGGTGAAGTCAGAAGGAGTTGATCTTTATGATCTAATCCTTTCACATTTACTTGATGAAGGATTTGCATCAACTCAAGAAGCAGCAGAAGGAATTATGATTAATATGAGTGAAGAGTGGAGAACCAGCATTATCTCAACTCTATTTGAAGACTGATAAACAAATCATAAGATCGTAAAGAGGGTCTTATGACCCTCTTTTTTTATGCCTTGTGCCACTTGTTCAAGTGTCCACAACATTCACCACTGAGGTCCAATCCCTGGTATATTACTTGAGTCGGTGGGGGAACGAGACCCCGAAAGAAACTTGAAAACTGAATATTCCCCACATTTTTGGGTCTGTAACTCAACGGTAGAGTAACGGGCTTTTAACCTGGAAGTTGAGAGTTCGAGTCTCTCCAGACCCATTGGAAACATAGCTTAGTTGGTAAAGCATTCGACTGATAATCGAAAGACCACTGGTTCAAGTCCAGTTGTTTCCACCTTGGAGGATTGGCAGAGTTAGGTTTAATGCAGGGGATTGCTAATCCCCCGATGTACTTTAAGTGCATCCGTTGGTTCAAATCCAACATCCTCCGCTGTGTCGTTAGCCTAGTGGTTAAGGCAGTAGTTTGTGGAACTACCTAGATGGGTTCAATTCCCATACGACACCCCTTTCTGAGGTCGCCAAGTGGTAAGGCAGTGGGTTTTGGTCCCACCATTCGTAGGTTCGAATCCTACTCTCAGAACTTGACAATCAGAACTACATATAGTATGATTGTTAAACACTGGAAAGGTGGCCGAGTGGTTGATGGCAGCAGTCTTGAAAACTGCCGTGTGATGAGCACCGTGGGTTCGAATCCCACCCTTTCCGTTGGTAGTTTCTACCAACCTTACTGAAAGTGTTATTGACACCGTGGGGACTCAATAATTACTTCAGTATTGTATCACCTTCTACTTGTTCAAGTAGTCGTATAGTAGGTGCCAAATACCCCTTCTGGTCAAGGCTAGAAGAAGTAAAGAGGGAGAATATAGGTAAAGTTCTCTCCACCTACCTCATCTATCGGTAGTCTAGTGGTCAGGACAGGCAGACAATGCACTTGGAGTTCGGGTTCGATTCCCGACCGATAGGAAAGGGAAATTAACTCAGTGGTAGAGTGCCTCCTTTACACGGAGATGGTCACTGGTTCGAATCCAGTATTTCCCACCACGGAGCATAGTTCAGAGGTAGAATGCTGGTTTTGGGAACCAGAGGTCGCAGGTTCAATCCCTGCTGCTCCGATTGGAGAATAAATATCTCCATCAACACAAATACATTATGTCACTGATTTCACAAAAAGACCGAGAAATGGTCATTGAAGCACTTGAGTATTACATCTATAAACTCAAGGAAGATAATTGTACTGAAGCATCCATTTATGCTTTTAATACTCTTCTGAAATGGGTAGAACTGGAGTACTTCAAAAATGAAAATTAATCTTTGGTATTGTAAAGAAATGAAGCAATGGAGATGGTCATTAACTGATGACTCAAGACCCATTTGTAAACAAGAAACTGGTCAACAACCAGATCTACGAGTTGCAATGAATGATATTGCAAATACTGTTGAATATATGATGCAACAGTGATTTTTATTGGAGTGTAGTTCAGCGGTAGAACGCTTGACTGTTAATCAAGTTGTCGCAGGTTCGATCCCTGCCACTCCAGTTTGCCCATATACTCCAACTGGCAGAGAGGGTGGACTTAGAATCCATACAGTGTAGGTTCGACTCCTATTA